GACTTGCGCCGCTCCCTGAGCTCATCCGCGGTACCGAACGGATCGAATACGTCGAGTTCGCCTTGAACGGCACCGCAGGCGGCGATACCTTTGTTGGTGCCAATCTAGCGGCGAGCCTGTGCGGAGCAAAAGGTGGCAGCGGTGGGGGGCGAGCTGCTAGCGGCGTAGCGCCAACAGCAGGAGCCGGGGGCTCGGCGGCTTCAGGAGTAGGCGATATCAAGGCTGGTGGAATGCCTGGAGGTCCGGGCTTTCAGGCCCCTGGAACCGGGGTAACGACAGTCAGCAGCGGTTTTGGCGGCACCAGTTATTTGGGCGGCGGTGGGTCGGGCGTTCCAAATCCGGGCGCAGGCGCGACTGCAGGCGGTGCTGCTTCGAGTTATGGCAGCGGCGGCGGCGGTTCTGCGGGCTACGACACGGGCAATGGCGCGGGCGGTGCAGGATCGGACGGCGTCGTGATTATCACCGAATACAAATAGGAGAAGTCTGAGATGGCACTCGATTATGCAGCGTCAGCGGAGCTGATGAAGAACCAGTCTTTCATCGACAGAGTGAAAGTCGCGTGTCTCAAGTACGCGGACTTCATCCTCAACGAGCAACCGAACGTGCCTGCACACTCAACCCGCATTCGCTGGGCGCAGACCACAACGGAAAGCCCGGATCATGCGGCGCAGACGCTCGCGCCGCCGGTCGTGATGGACGCCCAGATCCAACAAGACGGTGCCGCCGTCACCGATGCGGCACTCCAGACCAGTGTGGAAACCACCATCAATCGACTGATGTGATGACCCGCGAGCGGTGGATGGCGCTGGCTGTCGGTCTGATTACCATCATCCTCACGCTAATTGTGCTTGCGCTATTTGAACAGCGTGAGGCGTCTTCCAGAGTGCCATTTGATTGCTTCGATCCCACCGAGCGCGAGCGCGTGCGTGAGATTTCGCTCAAGGGCATTGATGACGGGTTGCAGCAAGCAATTTCCCATCTGTACAGCATCTGGCAGAAAGACCCTGACAGCGACCAACCGAAGCGCGCTCAAGTGGGCGTGGCGAACGCGATCAATGCGCATGCGCGTGCGCGCAGGTTCACGCTCAATTGGATGCCGCCAACCTGCCCCCCGGAGAAAGCACCATGAAGGTCTGCATTAGCAGCGGCCACGGCAAATATATTCGTGGCGCATCCGGCTCACCTATTCCGCCCTGCATGGATGAGGTCGATGAGGCGCGAAAGATCACCGACGAAACGGCTGCGCGGTTGCGCATGCTCGGTGTTGATACGGAAGTATTCCACGACAACACGTCGCGCGATCAGGGCACGAACCTGTCGACAATCGTAAACTGGCACAACGCGCAGGGTGATCATGATTACGATCTCTCGGTCCATCTGAACTGCTACAACGGCACTGCGCATGGTTGCGAGGTGCTATATGTTTCAGAGGCGGGCAAGGTGCTCGCGAAGAAAATAGTGGATGCGATATGTACCGTTTCTGGACTGACCAATCGTGGAGCCAAACACCGATCAGACCTCAAATTCCTGAACTCAACGCGCGAGGTCAGCGCCCTCCTAGAGGTCGTGTTCTGCGACAATCCAAGCGACTGCAATATCTTGCGCTCGCGCTTTATCGACATCTGTTCCGCAATCGCCGCCGCCGTCGCTGGTGAGGATGTGCAGCCAGGACCGGAGCCGGAACCACCGGGTGACGTACTGTTCTATGCCGAGGGTACTTGCAGCTGGTTTGGCGGTCCCGATGATAGCGGGGTATCTAGCGCGGAAGGATTAGCTTTCATCTACAACTATGACGAAGCGCGTTACCTATTTCTGCCGCAGCAACCGCACGGGACGAGCGGGCTTGCGCGTCGGCTCGATCCCGGCGTGTTCTATCTCGCATGTCGTTGGGACTACGACGTGACCGACAAGGAGATGCTGCGCGACAGTGGGCAGATGGCACTGGTCACTGCGAAGAAGACCGGCATTGCACGGCTCGCGCATCCGGCTGACTGGGGGCCACACGAAGAACAGACCGGGCGAGCTGCTGATCTCTCACCCGGCCTGATGGACAATCTCGGTATTGAAACCGACGACGAGATCGAGGTTATTTACCCGTACCTTCCTTGATGCGCAGATGCTCGGGGATTGGCCCCTGCGTCACGACACGAGGTATCTTGTCCGGTATGTCTTGCGGGTTCTGTTGCAGCTGGTGGACGCGCTCGCGTTCCACCGGCATGAATTTTTTTCTCTCCTCCAAAAACACGGCACGCACTTTTTCCACCATGTTCAGCTGCTGATCGAGCCACGCAACGTGCTCGTAGGTTTCCTGCTGCTGCGTGTACCGTAGGTCGTCGCCCCGTAAGCGGGCGTTCTCGGCCATCCGCTGCAATCCCAAAACTAACTCCGTCAATCTATCAGCCATTGCTTGCCGCCTCCTCTGCTTCATCTACAAGCTTGTTGATCTCTGGCCGGATCGCGTTGATGCGCTTCTGTTCGTCCGGTGTGCAGTTCACCCAGAACGTCCGCATGGCTATCGGCCCTTTGCGTGCTTCTGCACGCGCCATGTCCTCGATGGTAAGCGCCGCCCCGCCCTCGAAGGGGGTGCCAACAGGCGGGGCGGCATCCACCGCTCCCGGTGATGCGGCTTGGTCCGGGGCAGTGGTTTCGGTGATCTCTCCCGTCTCCGGGTTATGTAGCAACACGTTGGGTGCGAGCGGCGGCGGTGCCTTCTCTGCGCCGGGGATGCTCTCGACCTCTGTCTCATCGAGGTAGCCCAAACCGCAGATCGATAGTGTGACCCTGCGCTTCGCCTTGGTGACACACTTCAAAATCTGATTGGACCTTGCCTCACCGCGCAGCGTGTTTGGAAACGGTACTGCACCCAAGTCCTCGTCCACACGACCGGTCTTGTCTTTGGCGCGAACATGCACCGTCATCAAGTCATCGCTGACATCTTGCGAGACGACCTCGATATCGATGCTGTGGAGCTTGCGCAGTTGATCGGCGCAGCTGCGCGTTGCGTACAGGATCAGCTTGCCCTGCAGCTTCATGTACTGGAACGGTTGCGTCAACGGATTGACGCCGATGCTGTCGCACACGCGGTTGTAGTAGACGACACGCTGATCGGGCGTCAGTCCCTCAAGATCACCCTTGATGATCAGCCCCTCCATGACATCCGCCGGATGCACGTTGGGTTTCTTCTGCGGTAGTGCCATTGTCATTTTCCTCTATTTTGAAAACACTGATTGTGCTTGCGGTCAGCGGCCGATTAGGTCTGCCGTCCGGCCGCAAAGGTTTGATTGTCGATTGCGTGCGCCAGAACTCCATTGCATCGCGCAGTGTCTTGAAGCGCATCGCCCGCTCCGGTTTGTCGGTGAAGATGCCGAAGCCGACGCCGCCCATCGCATCGAAATCGAAGCTGACGAGATACTGGTCCTCGACCTCTGGTGGCGTGTGAGCTTGGATCACGTATTTCATTCCTTCAGCTCCCGCAGCGAGAGGTGGCCGAGGCGATTGCGTGTGATCGTTACGCCGTAGCCGAAGCATCTCTTCGCATCGGGCGGCACCAGTGATTTGAGTATCTTCGCGGCATCATCAAATGCGGCGGCGCTGTCGCGCAGCTGCAGCCAGATGTCGGCTTGGTGTGCAAATTCGTTGTTGCCGATCATGTCGACAACTCGCGTCGCATCGACCGGCAGCGGCACCGCCGGCAGATCGACCGGCGGCGTCTTGTTCCTCACATGCTGGATGAATTGATGCCCACGCTCCAGCAACAACCCGGCGTAGTCGGCGTCGCGCTGGACGTAGTCCACAACTGGTTCAGCTGCGCCCAGGACCGCACTGAACGCGCACTGGTCCGCACCAGTGATCTCCATGATCCATTGCACCTGTGGTGCGTAGCGATCCAAGATGACCGGGACGAATGGTTCGTTGCCGTTCGTCCACTTCACCTCGATGGGGCAAGCGAGTTCTTTGATCCAGCCATCGAGCGTGCACATCGCCCAGTCGTAGCGATAATGCGCGACGCTATCGCCGCGACGAATGATGGATTGCTGCTCCTCGACCTCGATCCAGTTCAGGTGCAGCTGCTCGGTGTGCGTGCCGCGATAGACCGGCCACTTGCGGCTGAGATCGTCGGGCTCCTTTTCGCCGATCTTCTCCCGCCACAACTTGTCGATCTTCACCCGATCGCCGCCGACAATGATCCCGATGTCGGAACCACCAATCTTGCCGGCGCGTGCGGCGATCTGCGCTGCGTTGAGCATCTGCATCCCCTTGTCAAATCAGAGGGGAGGATACAGTTTGGCTGTAGTAAATCAAGGAGCCTACAGGCAGTCGCTAGGCGGCGACAGAAAAAGGCCAAGAATTGTTTCTACAGGGGGGGTGTGCGTTTTTGTGGCTGTACGGAAACCTGGAAGTTGTGGATAATTCTAAGGACAACAGTCGGGGAGAGGTGAGGTGGAAAAGTCTGTTGCAGAAATGAACGACGCCAAAGTAGTGGATTTTCCGCCGGCAATAACTGACGGCCAGAAGGAATGGGAGCGGCACTTGGCCTCCCAGCTGCTGCCGTACTTGCCGGACGATCCCGACGAGGCGCAGGAGATCGTCGCCATTATGGGCGCGGCGATTAATCGGTTTGAAGGGCAGCAGGAGTGGGAAAAGCGCCGGCTGGCCTGCTACATCCTGGGCATGTTTCCCGAGGATCGTAGAGCGGCGCAGCGGCTTGTCAGCTTGCTTTCTGGTTTTTTCGACGAGGGCGATGCTGCGTAGGGCGTGACTGCTGCAGCTGTTGCCTCTGGATTTCTTCCAGCATGACCGCAGGCATCGCCGCCGCGACTTGTCCGCGATAAATCCAGTCCATGGTGACGCCGGTCACCCGGCAGAGCTTCACCGCATTCGGAACCGTGAGCAAATTGTCGCCGGTTTCGGCGTTGTTCCACGTCTGCGGGGTGATGCCCGCAAGCCGACAAAGCGCGGTCTGGCTCATCTTCAGAGCTTCGCGGATCAGTTTTAATCGCTTCCCGATTTCGACGGCGCTGGCTGCGTCTGACGCATCCGCCATCATTTTGGAACACTCCCAAGGGCCTCCCTGGGAACGCCGCATCTGGTCACGACGATACAGGAGAGTTGAACGGGCTGGCAATATCCCCACAATTTTATTTGCGCGCCATCGAGCTTTTCTGGATTTGACACAACTACGGGCGATCTGTACGAATTTCGGAAAGCCCGAAGGTTCAATTCGATGCCGCCCGCTCGAAAGCGCAATCGCGTTGTGGAACACGCAAGCCCAAACGGCCAGCGTGCTCTCAAGAGCGCGAGAGCTATCATTGCTGCGATCGGCGGCAACGGGCCGGTGGCTGTGCTGACCGGCCGCAAGACCCAGCATGTGACCAACTGGAAGCACGGCGGCCGATTGCCTGCGAGCACGTTTCTGGTCCTGACGGCGGCCCTCGCCGAGCGCGGCTATCGAGCATCACCGAAGCTGTGGGGCATCGCGGAGCCGTGAGGCGGCTCATGCGAAAGCGACGCCAGCAACCAGAGGCGGCGATCCAGCGTGCGGTGTTCGAACATCTCGCCTACCGCAAGCAACCGGGCTGGCATTTCTGGGCGACACCCAATGCGGCACGCCGGTCGCCGAGGACGGGGGCCGAGTTGAAGCGGCAGGGGATGACGGCGGGGGTGGGAGACATCAGCGGAGTAAGCCCGGCCGGGTTGTACTGCGAATTGGAGCTGAAGACCGCGACTGGACGGCTCTCCCCGGCCCAGCGGAAGCGCCAGGACGAGCTGCGGGAGACAGGGGTGGTGGTTGTGACGTGTTACGGGCTGGACGAAGCGTTGGCCATCCTAGAGCGTTGGGGCGCAATCCGATGAACATCTTGGACGAGCTTATCGCCAAGGGCGTGTCCAGCGAAGTGATCATCGCAGTAGCCAACCTCATCTCCGAGCACGAACAAATCGAAAAACGAAGAGCAAATAATCGGGACCGAATGCAGACTGTGCGCGCACGTGCGCACACATCGATGCACACGGAAACACAGACTTCGCCTCTTTCTTTAGTAAGTAAGAAAGAAACTCTTTCCAAAGAAAGGAAGGGGGTACGGGGGAAACCAATCGCGATCCCGTTGCCGGACGACTGGCAACCGAAGGGACCACAGCGCGATCCCACCGAACCTGACGAGTTCCGCGACATGTGCCGGTCGAAGGGCCGGACCTACGTTGACTTCGATGCGGCCTACCGACAGTTCCAGCGGTCACCGTACAACCCGCGCAACAAGACCGGCGCAGCGGTGCCGATAGTCAAAAAAACCCAAGCGGAAATCACGGCCGAGGTTCACCGGAAAGTGGCCGAGGAGCAAGCACGCATCGCGAAGGAGGGCACCGATGGAAAAGCGGAAGCGGCGGGACTACGGCGACATCCCGATGTGGGCCAAAACGGGAGCGGTAACGCTGGAGAACTACGACTTGCGGGCGGAATGGATCATGTCGCTGGCGTCGAAGGGGGGCAACTCGGAGCACTCATATCTGCGACTTCCCGGCAAATGCGCCGAGGATGAAGTGGTCGGCGACTTCTGGGGATGGTTGGAATACTGGCTGCACTTTCTCGGTGGGTTGCCGCGTCAGCCTCGGATGTTCATCGAAGGCTACCTTGGTGCATTGAAC